CAGCCTCCGAGCGCGCGAAGCGGTATGGTGGGACTGCCAAGTTCTACCTCGACCTATTCACGGAACACGTCGAGTGCGTCGTGGAGAAGCGAAGCAATGAGTCTCGCGACCTGATGGCGCGGCAAACGCAGAAGGGACAGTAACTCATGGCAACGCTGAACAAAGATGTGGCCTTCACGTGGGAAGGTCACAATGTCAGGGCCAAAGCCGGCGCGAAACTTCTTGTTGTGAAGGACGGATATGGCCGTGGTACGACCGGGTACGCGCTTATCCCCGCGACCACCGAGACTGACAGTCCGCGCGGTCCCGGTTCGCTATGGGAGCATGACAACAAGTACCGATATATTTATGTCAAAAAAGACGACGTGACCGTGTAATAGCGGTCGCCCTAGTTGAGGCCCCCGCAACAACACATAAGTGAGAAGCTATGGCCGGCACAACCTGCATTATTGTTACGGCGGCCAAAGGCGCCTCGGCGACTATGCTGCTACAGACTTCGCTCGGCGCGTCCCCGCCTGACGATCTCGTGCATATCATCGCCCTGATGTTGCGCAGGTATCACATGATGGCCGTCGAGACATCCATGATCATCGCCCCGGCTACGCACAAGGATGTGTGGTACGAGGCGGTACAGCAAGAGCTTTCCCGCCTCGATGAACACAACAAGGGTTTTTCGCAGCGGATTAGATAGTAAATGCGTATATGCGGCCGTCCTAGTTGGGTAGGCCGTCTCACTGCCCCCTGATGTAGAAAACAGCCCCTTAGCGGGGCTGTTTGACTGTCTAGAATAATTGCCGCTTTGCAGGTACCTGCAAACTTGCGTTGCAGGTGTATATCTCATATTATACGTATATGCCCGGTGCAACGGGTGAAGCGGAGCAAGACAATGAACAAGGCAGAACTTCGGAAGTTGGCGGAAGCCGCCGTGTGCGCGGCGCCCATCACGAAGGTCGAGACCGGGGCCACCGCGCTCAAGCTGTCCGACCGTGAATGGAACCGGCTCAACCAGAACTACATCGGCGGCAAGGCTGTCAACGAGACCATCGAAGAGCGCATCACCCAGCGCGATGTCGTCGTCGATCACATGGGCCGTGAGCGCGTGCGCAACGGCCTCGGCGAATGGGTGGCGTGATGGACCTCAGCAAGCGTCAACTGCGCATGGACTTGCCCAGCGTCGATCCGCGCAAGCTCAAGCGTTATGAGACCAAGGCGCTTGGCGGCCACGCCGCCTGCGCTAGGTACGAGGCATACGAGGCGGGCAGCAATGCCGGCTATATGTCGAGATGGAAGCGCGGGCGCAACCCCTACCCGCCCGGTCGCAGGCATGATGAATGGAGCCGTGCATATGAGCATGGCTTTCGTGATCGCCCCGCCAGACAGTACGAGGTTTGATATGGACCTTAGCAAAAGCCAGTTGGGGTTATGCCCCACCGCAACCAACAACGGCCCCAATTTCGCGGAGATCGAGCGCAAGTTGCGAGATGAGCCAACACTCGACATGTGCCGGGCTCACGGCCGCACACATAAAGCCTACGGCTGGGCGCGCAGTCCGTGGGGCCATTGGACCGACGAGCAGAAGGCCGCGTACAACGAAGGGTATTCCCGATGAAACACGTTGTCATTGTTGCCATGAACTCGCATGGCGAGACCGCAGGCTATGGCGTGATGGTCAAGGAAACATATAGCAAGTGGCGTCGCAGACCACCAGCGTCACGGCCCGACGCGTTCTCCCTGCTGTATGGCGGACATCCTGACTGTGCGACGTTCAACATCTTTCCGGCAGTCAAGCAGTACCTAGCAGATTGCGGCGGAGTTATCGAGGACATAATCCCGTGCATGGCGTATTAGTCGTGCATGGACCTGCAAATTTTGGAGGCCGTAGTTATGTCCGTCACTAAGTATATCAACAGGGGTACAGGACTGCTCGTCATCCCGCGCCCTGACATGGGCAAACCCTTCATCACGGAGATTGCGGACGCCGGGCGTACGGTCGCCTACATCGATAGGCCGAATGGCTGGGGGGCCTGCTTCTACATGGTTGGAACGCTTGGTGACCCGCGACAAGGCGCGGGCGAGAGTTCACGGGCGCTGCAAGCCATCGTCCGCTCGCAGTATTACACAGAAGGGCATTTCGAATGGGACATCCGTGCGAGATGCTGGAAGATATACTTGTCGTAACACGCACACGGAGGAGATAGTAAATGATTAGGTTGATCCTCTATGTTGTTGTGATCATGTGCTATGACGAGGGCGAGTGGTCTGACCTTCTAGCAGGGCTGGATTACGACGTTGTACCGGAGTAGGGCGCGTGCTCTACTCTCCGCATGCCCGGTGCAACGGGCAGTAACCGGAGAAATGTCATGCCAACTGACTGGTACGAGGAGCGGCATCGGTTGCGGTCTGGGATGATTTTCAGGCTGAAGGATGACGACACCATCGTCCGCCTAGACCGGAGCGTGCCCGGAGACGGCACTGATTGGTATGCGGACATCCGCTGCAAGAGCCCGCATGATGGCCGCAGTTACTGGTCGGCGGATGATTACCGCCTGCACCCCGGCGATCTCGGAGAGCAGTTGCCCGATGGCTAGGACGGCGAAGCGCCCCAGTAGGAGTTTATGGCCCACGACCACGGAGTGACCATGTATATCCCGCTTGAGTACCTTGTCGCCGCAGCGTCGCTCATCACGGCTCTGCTACCGGCAATGGCTGTTGGCCTCGCTACCGAGCCGAACAGGAGGACGCGCGTGCAGAGCCTCATCTTGTATGGCCTCTACGCCACGTCCCTTTTCGCGCTTGTTGGTATGACGCGCTACGTCATGTATGTGACTGAGCTGCTGGTGCTGAAGGGGGTGCTGTAGTCATGCCCGGCCCGCGCGAGCCAGTGCTTCAGCATTACGCAGTGCGCTGTCAGTATCCCAGCGGGCGCGTCTGGTATGAAGGTTACTACACGTTCTCTCTGGCCATGCTGGCCGCCAAGAACAAGAGGGCGCGCGGAGAAGGCCAGTACACCGTGATCGTCGCGCGTTTCCGCGCCGGTCACGAAATCCACTTCAAGCGCTGGTGGCACCTGTGCAAGCTCGCCAGTAAGGCTGACACCAGATACCACAGACAGCAGTACAGCCTTGCATGCACCTGCAAACCTGAAGGCGCGGAGCGTAATACATGAAAATACCCAAGTTCAGCCGATATGCGGTGTACGTCACCGACACAGTTACCGGCGAGTACCTCTATCTGCCCGCCTCGTCCAAGCGCATCGCCGTAGAGCTTGCCGAGCGCGAGCGCCGCATTCCGTCTTACACTGCTGACGGCGAGGTCGTCGCCACTGTAATACGCTATCACTGGAAGAACGACATACCGCCGCCCTACTGGGGCGATTGGCAGACGACGTGTTTCAAGAACAGCAACATCGAAGACTGAACGCGCGGGGCAAAGAACAATGTTCAAGTATCCCTCACTGATCGACAGCATGCCGCTTAGTCTGATCACGCTGTGCACGAAGGCGATGGAATACGCTGACGGGCACTACACTCCCATCGAGATCGTCTGTCTTCGCGCGGAGCGGGACCACGTCGTCACCTATATGAAGACGATGCATCCCGACAGAGCATTCAAGGTGTCGTATTACACCACGGAGGAGTTCAAGGCCGAAATCTCAACGCGCGGGGCATGACAATGAAAGTGAAGGAGCTAATCACCCTGCTATCCGCATTCGACCCCGAGATGGATGTCGCGGTCGCGAGCGGGGAGCCGGACAGGTTCACCATCAATGGCGTGGAGCCTCAGATAGAGACTCTCATGCAGCACCCTGACGCGGGCTATCTTGTCTATCCTATGGATGTCCCGCTCCACTACCCCAAGCCATGGATACCTAGGAAGGTCGTGCTGGTCTAACCACCACCCACACGATAAGTCCCGATTTTCACCATTTCCATTAAAGGCACCCAAGTAGGGCAATACCCCGTATTTCCGAATACGTATTACATGGTAATACAGAATGCCCTCAATGACTTAGAAAACCCCCTCGCGCGCGGGAAGCCCAAAAACCTTGAGCGGCGGGGCAAAATTCAAGCACTATAATAGAAGTAATATATACAAGAAACAGACTTCTTTTCAGCTCGTTCATGCCCCTCGATACGCTGTATACATAGGGATTTAGGCTGTTATTGATTGAAACGGCCTGCATTCGTCCCTCTTGTCTTACGCCTAGTTCCACCTAGTCCCCCCAAGTCCTCCCGTCTAGTCAACTAGTTCCCCCAAGTAGTTTGCAATGCCTCCCTAGTCCCACCTAGTAGCAAGATGATGGTGGCTGGCAATTTTTTGGAGGAGGAGAAGAAGATAGTAAACGCTATTCAGATAGTAAATGATGGAGGAGATCGAGATGGAGGTGATGGCGACGTATTACGCTTGTTTACAAGGAGATATTGTAGATGGTGGAGAAGAAGGCGAAGATGGAGGAGGGCTCTGCATGCGCCTGCAAAGCGGGGGGCGAAGAGCTGTATTACACGCTTGTCTTACAGATGGTCTCGTCTTACTCTAAGCATACGTCGGGTGCAACCGACAGGGACCGGAGTAGCTGATATGGAAGACTGGAACGTAGGCGCGCTGTATGGGATCGGCCTGACGCTTGTCCTCGCGATCTCCAACTTTGTCGTGGGGCTGCTGCCATGATGAACGATCTCTATTATGTGCTGCTGGTTCGCGAGGATGGCAGGTGGGGTGTCCAGTTCGGGGACTTCTCCCGCTCGGCGGTGCACTTCGAAAGGGACGAGTACCGCGACAAGGATGTGCGGCGGCGCGATCTCGCCATCCTCACCTTCCAGACCATAGGGGGCAAGGCGCCCTTGCAGGCCGATATCGACAAGGCTGTCGCCCGCTTCGCGGCGTAATACTCTGTAATACGTATTACCACGTAAGACAATCAGGGGCCTAGTGCCCCTTTTTGTTTGTAGATAGTAAACGTAATGTAGATAGTAAATGTAGGTGGAGGTGGCAAAGATGATGGAGGAGGGGAGACAGGAGTAGGTGCAGCGCAGTATGTGCGGCGCAGTAGTTGGTGTTGTGCGGTAGGTGCACTGCACAAGGAGGTGTAGTTCTCCCGGCGTCACGTCCTCGACCTGCGAGCCTCTGCCCCGGCGTCCTCTATGCACGTATTACTACACCCATACGGCCATCCCGTCAACCCCCATATTCCACATTCTTTGCACTTTGCAATATTCTTGCGTTTTGCATGCACCTGCAAAAAACCTCTTTACCCCATCGGCGCGCCGTGCCATACGTATTGGACCGAAGCGAACACGCCTCGGCAACCCGCCGGGTGCAACCGGCAACCAACGGAGCCACTACCATGCATCGCGTTCTTTCCCTCTCGGCCGTCATCGCCCGCAACGTCGCCGACGCCGCCACTTCCACCGCTCCCGTCGCGGCTCCGGCCGCCACGGAAGCCGCCAAGCCGGTTGCGGCGGCCAAGCCCGCCAAGCGCGTCCTCGCCAGCGTCAAGCCGGCCTCGGCCAAGCCGGCCGCGACGGCCAAGCCGGTCGTCGTCGCCAAGCCTGCGGCGGCCACGGGTAAGCCGGCCAAGCCTGCGGGCAACGTCACCCGCACCGCGTCTACCATCGCGGCGGCCGCCTGCAATTTCGGCAATCTCTCCGACCGCGACAGCGCCTATATGCGCTTCTATGCCGGCCTCGCCGCCAGCGCGGCCAACGGCGTCGTTACGCTGCGGGCTATTGTCGACAGCGGCAAGCGCCCGGAATACAGCCCGTCGAACAAGCCGCACGACGCGGGCGTTATCCAGCGCCTCGCCAAAGCCGGCCTGCTCACCGTGCGCGACAACGGCGCGGCCTTCGTCTTCACGGCGAAAGCCAAAACCCACGCAGCCTACGTCGCGGGCGCCAAGCGCTAAGCGCCAGCCAACCAACCCCCCTCAACTCAGCCCCGCGCAAGCGGGGTTTTTCTTTGCCCGCAATCCAGCCCCATCGCGCGGGGCATAGCTCTGCAAGCCCCTAGCAAGCCCATACGGCGCGATCTGCAACGCGCGGGCCATACCCTACATAACCACATACATAGCCGCTATACGGGCTTCCCTGCCCTTCCTAATGCTATGCAACTATACACAAGCAATAACCAAGCATAGCTTAAGCTATACTTCCGATCTTTGCATGCACCTGCAAAGCAACGTATTACGTAATACATGCGTATTACTTCACACATACAATAATCCCCCACGAATACTTCAAAACCGAGACAGTTAATACATACCCCCCCTATATCTTATGGTCTAGGATTGGTGGAAATTTTATTTGACTCTTTCCCCTCCTTTAGGGTAAAATTTCGTATCGTAAAAATATCCATATAGGTGCGGGCATGGGACTGAAGCCTCTGGATTTATTCATGCGGAGAGTGCGGGTAGACGGGGACGGGTGCTGGCGGTTTATGCGGTTGAGCGGGGGAGTAGATGCGGTAACGTTCAGGTTCTCTGTACGCGGTAAATATTACAGTCGAGCTAGCAGAACGTTTGCATGGGTGGCCCATAAAGGACCGATGCGGCCCAGAACATGGCTGAAGCCCAGATGCGGCAATGCGAAATGCGTCAACCCTGAACATCAGAGCGTGATCTTTCCAGCGTATACACTTAGAGGGTTCGAGCAGAGGATCGTAAAAAATTCTCCGGAAAAAATTTGGAGCGTGGGAACGAGCACCTGCTGGATTTGGCAATGGGCGTCGACGCAGGGATACGGACTGTGTAATAACGAACACGGTTTGCAGGTACCTGCAACTCACGTAGCTCTGAAGCTCTATCGAGACATCACGGTACCCAAGGGAATGTTCGCGTGCCATACTTGCGACGTGCCCATGTGTGTAAACCCGGACCACCTATACGTAGGTACGGCAAAGGACAATATGGACGATAGGCGCGAGCGCACTGCCAACCGTGGAGCGCCGGGGGAAAAGAACCGCGCAGCCGTGCTTACAGAGGACGAGGTAATACAAATTTTCACGGCTTATCGCGACAGGACCTCCAATCTCGCGCAGCTATACGAGGCCTTCCCTCATGTCGGTCCTTCCGGCATTCGCAAGGTCGTCTATCGCGAACGCTGGAGACACGTTACCGATAGCCTCGTATGACGCGCGAGGCACAGTAGCTCATCAACCCTACGGAATAATTGCAGGTACATGCAATCGCTGCTTATGTCCCGCGCTTTGCTGGTCGAGGTGCGGGACATCTTCTTGGTATCGTGCGTGCGTGCGGGTACTATTTCACATATCACGTAATACAATTTTTCGCGAAAGGGGCGAAGGGTGTCCGACGTTTCCGAGTTGATCGCCGAGCTGCTGAGCGCGCCGTCGCGCAACCTGAGCCCGCAGGACTATTTCGATCTCGTCAGGCGAGCTGCCGCAGCGCTATCGCAACAGACCGCTCGCGCTACAGCCTTTGAGGTCGAGGGCGGCAAGCAGCGGCACCGCGCCGAGACCGCCGAAGCCAAGCTCGCGCAGGCGGGAAAAGCCCTTGGGCCGTTCGCCGCGTTGGCGGCCGGCTTCGATAGTGCGGCGAACGCGTTCGGGTATCCGCTGCGCCCCGACAACTATGTTCCGGCCGTCAGGATCACATTCGGCGATCTGCGCCGCGCCAGAACTGCAAAGGAAATATGCGATGAGCGAACACCCGGTACGTAGTCTCTACCAGCTCTGGTTCGAACGACGCGATGTCGGTTGGCGCCGCACCTCCGAAGAGGCCGAGGCCACCCACGCCGTAATCGAGATCAGGCATGGCGCGTATCGCACCGAGCTGGCGTTCGAGATGACCGACGATCCGGTACAGCGACGCAACGCACTCTATCGTCGTGAGCAGGCCGAGCGAATGCTTCAGCTCGCTTTCGACGCGGGTGACCGATCAGCCCGCGCAGACATCCGTCTCGCGCTACAAGGACGACGCCAATGAACGACACCCCCAAAGACACGACCAATGAGAAGGCGCGCGAGGTAGCCGCTCTTTCGCCCGAGGGCGAGGCTGCGCCGGTGGCCTACATCACCCGCAAGGCATTCGACGATCTGCAATCGAAGCCTGACGAACCACGAACGGTGACCATGATCCGTCGCCCTGTCGGGCCGACCGACATGCCTCGGGTCGCCCTCTACGCCTCCCCGCCTTTCGCGCCTGCGGGGGTGGAGGAGGCGTGGCAAGAGCTATGCGAGCGTGACGACCGCACATCCCCGGAAGAGTATCCGGACATGTGCCTGATCACTCGGGACGAACTAGCCGCGTTCATGTCGCGTTCGTCCCTCCAGCCCGACACGCAGGCCGTCGATGCGAGTGGTTCCGTCACGCTGACGCGACAGCAGATCGACGGCCTTCTGCGGGCAGCCTACCCGTCTTCCGCGCCGATGATGGAGCTTGCGGGATGGCAGAGGCGAGCAAAAACCAATGGCGTAGATTGGGGGCAGTGGGAGCCGGCCGGAAAAATGTCGTTCGATCACGCGGATAGCGAGACAGGCGTTCAACTCGGACTGGTCGAGTACCGCGAGGTCTTCGCCCTTACCCTCCCCAAACTCGGCACGAAGTCGACGAGGGAAGCCCTCGCCTCTACACCGGCGCCAATAGAGCGCAGTTCCGACAAAAGCGATAGCGCGGGTTCAGGGGCCGGGGTAAACTACTCTCCTCGGCAACCCTAACCTTGAAGGACGACTACCACCATGAAGCGCCTCGCCATGTTGTTTGCCTTCCTGCTGCTCACCGGATCGGCGTTTGCCGACCAGTGGAAGAAGGTCGAACTCTTCGTCACCGACAAGCCCGCGACCTCGCGCGGCGACCTGTTCTGGTCGACGGTGTGCGACCCGAACTACCCGACGCGACCATGTCCGTTGACCAACCCTCCGGGGTTGGCGCGGGACGTTTGGAACGTGATCGACGTGACCGCGCTCGGCGTGCCGGCCGATGCCTCGCACATATTCGTGTCGGGCACCCTCATCATCTCGCATGCCAACGCGGGCGGGTACAAGGCGTTGACTTCGAGCGGGACCGTGACAGGGCTCGTCAACTCCACCGGCTATCTAGACGCGTCCACGGGCACGGTGCACACACAGGCAATCGCGCAAATACCGGTGAGCGTCAGCGGCATCATCGAGCGCGTCGTGAACGAGACGGCCAATCTCAAGGTCGGGTTCAGAGCCTACGGCGATACCACGCCCATCGATAATAACACCGGCGAGGGGCTGCTCAAGCAATGGTATCTTGGGCACGCCGTCGAAGTCGACACCGGACAGCGCTCGACTTGGGCGACGTTCGTTCCGGTACGCCAAGGCAAGATCGAGATGAAGTTCGTATGCGACAACGGGCATAGCGGCGGCCCGATATTGTCGGCCTGCGCGCTCAATCTCTCCGTCCAAGCCTATGGGCGTACCGTACCGGCGCAATAAGCGCCAGCAAGGAATTGATATGTCGGCTGTAATGCTTGTGATTGGGGCTAGCTTGCTAGGGCCGACGGTGTTCACCTTGCTGCTCATGTACGCATGTCGCATCGCGGATATGCCTATCGGCAGAGGCGAGGTAGCGGCGGTGTATCTGATCGGGGCGCCGTCGAGCCTGTTCGCCCCCCTATGGGTGCTGTTCGTGGCACGAATGCTTTAGCGACACGGAGAACCGTCATGGACAAGCAAGCTGCAATGTTGCTGGCGGTTCTCTTTTGCGCCGCCATAATCATATTTTTCCTGTGGCTAGAGGCCACTGACGAAATCGAGACAATGGGGGATCGCGATGAACCACACCATGATGATCTGCGACACGACGGGTAAGGTCGACCCGGATAAGGAATATGTCGTACTCGTGAACCGCATCTACCGGAACGTGTACAGCGGCTTGCCGTTCCACAGCGCCAACCCGAATGAGATACTTGCATTGCGTGCCAGAGCGGCGGACCTACCCACCCCTGCCGCTCGGCTCGCCTATGTCATATCGACGATGCGCGCTAATGACGAAAAGGAAGCCAGCATCCGGCTCAACGAAAACATCGCATGGCACGCTACCGTCGAACGGGCGGTTGACGCGGCTATGTCGGCGTTTGAGGGGACGCGGTATAACGAGGCCGAGAACAGACGGCGTCGCGAGCTGTTATACGAGTTCATCGACAAGATGCGCTGAACTTTGCAGGTACCTGCACAAAGCCTCTCGACCTTGGCCGAGGGGTTTTTGCTTGGCTAGCCGACAATAATCGGTTATGCTCTACCCATGCAAAAAGCCATGCTCACCCGCCTCTTTGCACTCGTGACGGTATCGGTTCTTCTAGCCGGTTACGGCCACGTGTACACGGAAATCAAGCGCCTAGAGCGCCTTGAGGCGAGCATGTATTGCTTCGCGCCGCGCCAGTTCCTACCGATGAGACACCCATGAAACGCACGTTGGTCGTACGCCCGTCATCAGCTTTTCAGAAGTTCAAGCGTAGGCGAGACGCCGATATACGTCGGGCGTTTCAGGCGGGAATGCCGGTGCGCGATATCGAGAAGAAATTCTCTGTTGCGACCACGACAGTGCGTCGCGCCACCAAGGGTATTGTGCGGCTTGGCGGGGAAAAATACCGCAGGCCCTTAAGCCCTGAAACGCAAGAGTTGCGCATCAAGGTCGTCAAGCTCAGGGAAGAGGGCCGTCTTTACAAGGAAATCGCGTGGGAGGCCAATGTCTCCATCGGCCATATCGGCAAAATCCTCGCCATTGCCGGGCTTACGAGAAACCCGAATTCCAGACACCCCACATCCGCTTGCCAGTCGACGAGCAAGTAGGGTATATTCGAACGGCCGCAATTACACGGCCAACAAAAAGGAAAAATACCATGGCAGTTCGCGCCAAGTTTTTCGTCGCTTCCGTCAACCATCTGCACAATGGCCATAACGGGACCGACCAGACCGCCATCGTGACGCTCGCGCCCGTGTACGCCGGCAAGGACGGCAACCCGGCGAATGCCGATTGGTCGAAATACACGCCGTCCGGCAAGATCGAGATGACGATCACGAACCCGAAGGCTCACGAGCAGTTCGCGCCGGGGGACAATTTCTTCGTTACGTTCGAGAACGAGGAAGAGTATTTCGGCCGGGTCAACCCTCCCACGGCAGACTGATCGAACGCGCTTGACGCCCTGAAATACGGGCGTTAAGCTATTTCCACGGTCGTAATTCGGATCGGCACAACATTCGTTATGGACGCGGGGGGCGGTACCCCGCCGCCTCCACCAAGAACACGTTGCCCGAGTGGTCTAAGGGTGACAATAGCAAGAGGCCCAGCCTGCCCGCTATTGGGGCGATAGGCAGGCCCCATGGGTTCGAAACCCATACGTGTTCCTGATGGGGGCGAAATAGGATCGACATGCGAAGCGAGTGCAGAACACGCGACCCGATTGGATGCTCGTAAAGGTCCAAGTATAAATGCGAACGACAACTCGCATATGGAAGTCCGCCTCGCGGCGTGACTTACCGGGGTGGGCCAACCCCTAGCAACAGAACGTTGGCGACGGGGGTCGGTGTCGGAAGACATCGGCCCCTTTCTTTAACCGGAGTCGGAGAAGCAGATGACCAAAGCAGAATTCATTCAGGCCGTTGCTCGCGAAGCGGGCGCGGAAGTACCCTTCGTCCGCAAGGTGCTCGCCGCGATGACGGCGGTCGTGCATGACTGCCTCGCCGAAGGCAACGAGGTGCAGGTCGGCGATCTCGGCAAGTTCAAGGTGCTCGACAAGCCGGCCGGCACGGCCCGCAACCCGGCGACTGGCGAGACCATCCAGACCGCCGCCAAGAAGGTCGTCAAGTTCCGCATCGGCAAGGCCGCCAAGGACGCGATCCGCTGATCGCTGCCCCGCTTGCGTCGTCGCTTAAAATCTCGTATAATCATCGGGATGCGACAATGTAAGCGGGGATTTCCGTCATGGCCATAGTTCAGCGTACTTTGCAGGTGCCTGCAAAACCCAAGGCTCGGCCTACCCCCACCTTCAACCCCGGCGACGTTGTTCGCCTCAACTCTGGCGGGCCGAACATGCTCGTCATGGGTGTTATCGAAGGCTTCGCGACCTGCGTATGGATCGGGGACCCGCACGAGCATCGAAACTCTCTTGAGTTCTCCAAGTTCAACGTGCACACCGTCCGCATCGTAGCCAAGAACACCTGACATGCCCAAGCTTCCCATCCTACGCCCTGCCTTTCGTGTCGAGCGTGTCGTCGTTACTGGCGGCCGAGATTTCGATGATCGCGTGTTCATCTACTCCGCCCTCAATGAGGTGCTTGACGAACTTGGCTTCAGTTACCTTATTGAGGGCGACGCTCCCGGACTTGATAAAATAGCCGGGCTATGGGCGCGTCAGACGCTCGGTGCCGCAGGCAACATCAAGGTGCCGGCCGATTGGTCCAACATCGAGACGACGGGGGCTGTCGTAAAGACACGAAAAGACGGCACGGCGTACAACGCCCTCGCCGGGCATCAGCGTAACCAGCAGATGCTTGAGGAGGAGAGGCCGGATTTCGCCTTGGTGTTTCCGGGTAATGCGGGCACTCGTGATATGCTCGGCAGGATCGAAAAGGCCGGCATACGCCACCGGTTGATCGGTTACCCGAAGCACTATGACGGAATTGACTTCACGAAGCGCTACAGGCGCTAAAAAGATGAACAAAACTGGGGCGTGGGGCGTTAAATAGATTTTCGGAGAACGAAAATGCCCCTTCGCAAGTTCTTTGCCGGGCTCATGTCGCCCGATGCGACCTCCGATATGTTGAGCGAAATGGTATCGGGAAAGGCCACGCCTGACGCGGTATTGTCGGCCGCGCTCGGTATTTCGGTCGGATCGATAAGCGACGTGCTTGAAAATAACCCTAATTTCAGCGGCGCGTGGCTCGCGCTTGAGATCGCTAGACGACACGTGCTCGCCGATTTGACCGTAAAAGCAGTGAAAGAATGTCTGCGCGAGCAGATAGACACGCTACGGGCAAAGCAGCAGGACGCCGTTGCCGACGAATTGCAGCGCTGCGTAGACGCCCTGTCATTACTCGTCACACCTAAGTGCGAGCACGAGTGGGCCACGGTCGCCCACCCGATCAGCCGCAACATCCGGGCAGGCACGATCTGCGCGAAGTGCCACGCCCTGCGGCTGGTATACTAAATTACTATTGTGCTACGCTAAAAATCTGCTATACTACAGCGGTATTCGAACCGGGGCCAGCGTAATGGCTATTAAGCGTCGAGTGCTGCCTGCGGCGGCCTCATTCACACATCGCATAGAGACGCCCTATTTCGTTGGCGGGATTACCGTCAAGAGCGAACGTGTAACTGACGCGGCTCCGCAACTTCATTGGTCCATCGGGCAGCGCTACGACAAGGTGCGTGAAATCTGTTCGCAGCGTAACTGGAAGCTCGGCAAGGTGGACCCGGCCGACAAGTAATTTATTGCAGGTACCTGCAAAGCGCCGTATATTGTGGGCTCCCACACAGGAGCAGCCCCATGGCCCGCGTAGCCGCCAAAGATACTTCCCGTGGCAAATCCGATTTCGGGTCACGGATGACGATCATCGATTTCACCAGTGACGTTGATCTCGATCCGTACGCCCGTATTCGCTGCAATGCGGCGGGCAACGTGGCCTTCGTCCCTTCGGGGCAGGAAGCAGACACGCTTCGAGTGATCGCCGTAGCTGCCGGTGAAATCATCCCGTGGCGCGTGCGCAAGGTCGGTTCGTCAGCCAACGGCACGACCGTCGCTGCCGGCTCCCTCATGACCATCGAGGGCTAACATGGCGCTTGACCTCGATCTAGCTATTAAGGTGCGGCCCACGGGTCTGCGCAATCCCCGCACCCACGGCACGGGTGGTGGGGATGCCATCGCGACGTTCTTCGCCGGCATCGCCGAAGCCAACAAGATGTGGTTAGACTTCGACCGGCTCGACACCGAATTCCAGCAGAGCACGGGCCTCACTCCGGTTTCGGCCACAACGCAGAGCGTCGGGCTGTGGCTGGGGCGGGAGAGCTGGGGCAGCAAGACGTTGACCGAGGTGCTCGCTGGACAGCCGGAACTTCGGGCTGCGGGGGCTGGCACGGCTATGGGCGGCTGGACGGAAAGCGGCGGGATCGTCACTGCGTCAGGCACAGCCAGCGGCGCCGAAAGCGCGAATTGGGCGCTAACCGGGGCGACGGTCGTTGGCAGGCGGTATCGCATCAGCATCCCGAACACGATTCCGGCAAACGGCTTCTACGCTGACTTCGGGACGGGCACCGGCTCACAGGTTGGTTATCTTTCGAGCGATTTTTCGTCCGTCATCCTTACCTGTACGGCGCCCGGAACCGTCATCCGCGTCGGGCGGTGGTCTGGCGTGGTATCCGGCTCCATCGGGCCGTTGTCCGTGAAGGAAATCCCCGGTAACCACGGCGCGCAGACCACTGCCAACTCCCGCCCGAGGCTCCACTCCACCGGCATCCGGGGCGATGGCAGCGACGACAGCCTGCTGACCCGCCTCGCTCCTGATGCAACGCTCAACACCTGGCTGTTCGACCTGAGTGCGGGTGCCGGCGCGGAGAACGATGTCGTCTTCGGCTCAAGCGTGTCCGACAGGTTGAACTTGTCCCTCACGGGCTCGGGGGCGCCCAATGTGGCCTACGGCACAAATGCCAACCTGATCATCGACAGTACGATCGACCTTCGCGGCCAGTCGGCCGTCCTCGTTGTGGTGACGGACGCCACGCACGTCCACCTGTATCGGGATGGCTCGCTCGTGGGCAGCGCGTCCAGATCAGGGCAAGGCAGTATCGGAACAGGCCACTCGCTCTCGCTCTTTGCCGCCACGAACAACAGCACGGGCGCGCTCACTTCACAGTTTGCCGGCGACATTCGGCGCGTCCGTATCGCCAAGGGCAAGGCCGCAACAGCTGCTGAGGTCGCCGCCATGACGGCCCAGATCAAAGCCATGCCCGCAACCCTCTGAACGGAGAACGACCATGAACCTGCCCGCACTCGTGCTGGTGACCGCCGACAGCATCGCCACCGCCAATGCCGTGTTCGGCAATCTCACGTCCGGCCCCCGCCAGATCACCGCCCGCCTCAGCGACCAGCCGAACCCGGACGAGAACGCCACCCCGACGCACTACTACATGATGGACATGTCGGCGCTCGATACCGACGTGGCGAACTGGCAGGCCATGACCGCAGGCGACATGCCGCAGATCAACGGGGCTTGGGGCGTCGATGGCGTTCCTGCCGGCGACGCGGCTAAGGCGGCTTTCACCGGCGGCAAGCTCAAGGTGTTCAGCGCCGCCGGCATCGACACGGCACAGCCCTTCGTGGACGGCGTGCTGCTGGGCGAGGGCCTGCACAAGGTCCCCGATCCGCTCTGAACCCATCACCCTTTACAAGGCAGTTAGATTACGCGCAATAGGGAACATTGTGTATAGCCTCGCGTTATGTATAATTATGCCGTCCCCCTATCACGACAACAGGAGAATTGAGATGGCTGTTTCCACGCGTACCGCCAAGCCGGCCGTGAAGCCGAAAGTCATTCCCGCTCCGAAGCCCGCGAAGGCTTTGGAGAACGAGGCCGCCAGTACCGCCGCTGCGCCCGAACAGGACATCACCGAGCAGACCGAGGGCCTTTCGACCACGAACACCGCCCCGAACGAGGTCAAGAACGACCCCGGCGCGACCGGCGACAAGACCATCGACGAAAGTCGAGTCGCGGCCCATCAGGAGGCGCTCGCCGCCCGCGATGGCGACAACGCCAAATCGGACTACGCGGGCACGGCTGCGGACGATGCGACCGACAGCGACGATGACAACGGGACCGAGACGGAGACCGACGAGGACAACGACGGCGTCGCTGAAGGCACCTCGTTCACCCACGGCAAGGTCGACTACAACGGCAGCGAACTTCCCGTGATCCATGATCGCGATGGCGTCGACCGCTTGGCGGACGGAGCCGAGTTCTTCGCGGCGTTCCTGCACAACCCGGCTGTCTCCGACGATCATTACGCCGTGATCAACATCCTGCCGGACCTGCGCAGCGGCAAGGTGAGCCGGCGCGGCCTCAGCGCGGGTTACTGGGACGACGAATACAAGACGGCCCCGCCGAAAGCGCGCCGTGACGTCAAGGCTCGCGGCGGGTTCACGGTCATTTCCTGATCTCCCGTATTGCAGGTACCTGCACAGCCCCCCGATCAAGGTCGGGGGGTTTTGTTTTGCCGGGGACTTGACGTACGCCAAAAATCGGGTATACTAGCTATAAGGCTCGGGGAAACTCCTTGCCTTTGAGAGAGCAGAGAGCAAAAACCGCCCCCGGCTTACGAGTACCTAGCCGGGGGCACTTTCATAGGTGCCACGTGTCGCTCACGCCATCCGATCTGAAACGATACAAGGCCGTCTGTTTCAACGGCTTGCACAACGCGGCCGACATGCACGCGAACGAGATGTCGTTCCTATCCGATATGTCCGAAAAGCTCGAAAAGTACGAACGCGACAGCTTCGTTTCGTTCAAGCAGGCCGATTGGCTCGACAAACTCGAAACCAAGCTCATGCAGCAACTCGGCGCGGAGTACCAAGACTGATGCCCGCTCTCGATCCGACACACGAGCCGTTCGTCGTCCTCGCCATGAAGGTCGGCGCCTACGCGAAGATCGAGACCGTGAACATGCACGGTGATCCGAACGACACGGCCAACGCACTGCTGCACGCGCTGGCGCTGTTCATCGCAGCAACGCATCCACCGGACGAGGCGAAGGAGCACGCCGCAGAGTTCGCCGAGACATTTGCTGACCTAGCGCACCGCTACAGCGTCGCAATGCAAGGCTCAAAGGACCGTATCGATGCAGACCCTGCACACGCCGCTGATTGAATTTCTTGTTCTGGCAATCTGCGCCGGCCTGTTCAACCGCCTTCGCGGCGGCGGGGCCGGTCTCGGTAGCGCGGTCAATGAAACCGTCGAATGGTTGCCCGGTCGCCCCATATTCTACGCCGCAGCGCTCTTCGGTTTATTGTCCGCCCTGTACGCCAATGACGCGTACACCGGAGTCATCGTCGCCGCAGGCTATCTGTTCTGGGGCGTGTTCGCGTGGGGGGAGCAGCACGACATCGGACGCTTGCCGCCCGGCCAAGGTAGCTCGGGACGAGACAAGACGCTCGCCGATCTCGTGACGTACCGCATGGAGCCGTCCGTTTTCTCCGATGCGCTCGGGATGTTCGTTCGGGAGCTGTACGTTCTTCCTTTCGTCGCAGCGATGGTCTGGTACACCGGTATGCCGTGGCAAATGGCCGTGTATGTATCCGTCGCGTACTCGTCTCTAGCGCTGTTCCTGCGCTCCGTGTGCATGTGGGTGCTGCCGGTCTCCGAAAAGTACCGTGGCATGTGCGCGGAGATCGCCATTGGTGCTTTCGCGTGGGCGCCTCTAATCACTTTCTTTCGCTTTGGGGCCGTGCTTACGTATCCCGTACCGGGGTAAGCCAATGGCAAGCGTTTCCACTCAGACGGCCAAACAATCCAAGGGCCGGCATCCGATGCTCAAGGTCGGGTCGCTGGCCTTGGACATTTTCAACGTCCTGCGCAATACGGATGGCGGCCTCACCATCGCGCAGCTCGCCGATCTAGTCCATTACCCGCGACAGAGCGTCAATGGAATGCTTCAACGCATGAAGGGCGAAGGTCTCGTCATCGTTGGTGCAGCCCAGCGCGGCAATCGTGTCGTCAGTGTCTACCATGTCGTGCGGGGCAACGAGCAAGGCAATCTGCGCGACCGGGTCGAGATCGAGAGCGACATCTACGTCAACGAGTACGGCGAATACAGCGTGCGCTCGCGCATCATCGGAAGCCTGCCCACGGCGGAAGAGGACAACCCCCGGCTGTACCACACCGTCAGGCACTACGCCGCCATTCCCCGCCCAACCGAGAAGTTCCATACTCGGCAAGCCTTGGACCCTCGCGCTTTGCAGGCACCTGCAAAAGCTAAAAAAGTCGAAGGTATTGTTATCGAGGGCGAAGCAGAGGATATTACCGACTAGGGTACAACCTGTGGTCGGTAATGATCTACTCAGTCTTCAGCCAGCGCGATCTACATAGGCAGGTCTACACAGACTACGCCAATGTTGCGTCATGTCTGCTGTCGGTCGGAGAGATCAGCTTCCTGAACCTCGGCGGCGGCAAGGGTACCGACGAACTTGTCAAACAATGGGCAGTTGAGAACGGTGTCCCGTTCCGTATCTTCCCGCCCAACATCGCCGCAGACGCCGAGCGCGCCTTCTCCATTCGCGACAACGAGATGATCGACGCGGCGGAAGCGTGCATCGTGTTCTGGGATGGCGTCTTCGCCCCAACAATCAAGCTGCTCTCGCGGATCGTACTCGCGCGCAAGACACAAGTTGTCTTCTGGATGTAGTTCGTATATCCTCGATTATTATTCAATCAAGGATGACGCTATGTCTTTCGCGCCCCGGTATCGCCCGCGCTTGCGTGTGCTGATAGACCCAATTTACGTACAAGTATCAAATCTGAGCGGGTCCAGCACCTATCGAAAGTACGTGACGCTCGTCCGTGAACTTGTGGCGAGGGGGCACTATGTCTACTGGGCAATTCCCGACAGCGAATACACTCCCGACGAAATTGAGAACCACCCTAATGTCGGGGTCATCAGAACTCGCGCTATCCAAGATCAATTCGTTGTTGACGCTCTGGCGACCGATGAGTTTTTCAATCTCTTCAACCGGGTCGGTGGAAAGTACCACGTGGACGTGGTCTGCACCTCCCGCAATTCACTTGCAGCGTACTACAAGAGACTCCTCGAACCGCCCCGTTTTCACGATAACGATGACAACTACACCGACAAGGGATACGGCATGCCCGTCGTCCTCATCGAGGAGTTCCCCCAAACGCAGGAGCGGCAGAATTCAGGCGAGGCGTACTGGCTCATGCAGTGCCTCGGTTACCTCGCTAGCGACAAGACCATTTTCCTTTCAGGACACAATCGTTCCGAAGTCACGAAGGAAATGGCCGAAATCTTCACTACGTCGCGGGTGAGGCGTTTCGTCGAGCAGCAGGCCCATGTCATCCCGGCCGGCATCGAATGCGATCAGCTCGATACAATCTACAGCGCAGACAGGTGGCGGCATGAGCAGGGCTTCAGGGTCGTTTCGATTGGCCGTATTTTCGGGGTTAGTTACAGCCAGTATATCCCGTGGTTCGATTACCTGTTCAAGGCGGGAATGTCGGACGTTAGCCTCACGGTTTCGTTGTCTGGCGCACTTGGCGGCCCGATGCGAAACAAGCTCTCCAAGATTGGGTTTGATTTCGCCAACGTTGGCAAGCAGTTTCACATACTGGAAAACAATAACAGGGCCAACTTCATCCGCCAGCTTCGCGGCTACCATGCTTTTGTCTGCCCTCTCTCCCACCTTGATCACCCGACTGGATTGTTCGAGGCCATTTACATGGGACTTCCCGGAGTCATGCCGGTCTCGGACTATCAGCAGACATTCTTCTCCGACTGGCCGTGGGTGATCAAGCCAACCGACAAGGCCGCGCTGATCGGGCATCTGAAGTGGCTGCGCGAACACAAGGAAGAGGCGCGCGAGATGGTTCTGCCGTGGCGGCAGCGCATTCGCGAAATGTACAACGCCAAGGAACGCATCGGCGAGACTTGCGACCTCATCGAGTCCGCCGCGCGGGCGCATATCGACCGGTTCAAGACATCCGGGGCCGTCATTCGTTTCTGTCAGGAACTCAAAGGCAAGCGTTACAGCTTCGCCGATGTCGTCACGTTCCTGAAGGACAGCGGGTACATGGGCATTTCCATCGGCGACATGTCGATCAGGACCACGTTCACCTACGCTCGCGGGGCTATTCATCATTCCATGGCGGTTGCCGGTTATGTCGATAGCTGCGAAGGCCCGCACGAGACTTTCGTTCGCCGCGACGTATTCGACAAGGAGCACCTGCCGAAGACCAAGGACATCCCGACCATCCCGCTCACCAAAGACGAACTATTGCAGGTACCTGCAAAACCACTCCCGAAACGGGTGAAGCCATGATCGATCTCTCTGCCGTAGAAGTGCAGCGCCAATTCGACAAACGTAAGGCGGTGTTCACGCAAGCGCACGAGAGGGTACTCGATCTTGTCAAATCGGTCGTCTTCGACAGGCGCAGGCATTACGTCAACCCGCGCCCGACAACGGAACAGACTCTCGTGTTTGCCGTGTTGTCCGAAATGAACCCGGTCAAGGTCATACCGGTTACCATCGGAGCGAAAAGGGCAAAGCCCTACATGAAATTCGGGGTGCCAATTTACAACCCCAACCAAGTCCGTAATCTGGATGCGGTCTACTACACCTTCGACCTCGCGTTAGTCGATATGGGCGGGGTCACTCTTTCGGAACAGCTACGTATTCGAACTGGACTGGTGCGGCCCGACGCGGTCGTACTTATTTCGTAAAGGGAACCGATATGCTCGCGAAACGCCCTCTCCCCAAGCCCGCCCCGGCCCGTGCCAAGCCTGCCCCCGCTGCGCCTGCCCCTGCGGTAAAAACCGCACCCCTGCGGCGCTCCACGATCATCGGCGTGTTCGATATCCCCATCGAACTCATCCTCGCATCCGCCGAAAATCCCAACGAGCAGGACGAGGCGACTTTTGATCAGCTCGTCGAGGGCATGAAGGAAGACGGCTTCGACGAACCGATCCATGTGATCCCCGTCGAGGAAGGGCCAGACGCGGGGAAGTACATCATCACTTCGGGACACCATCGCCACAAGGCGGCGGCCGTGCTCGGATACACCCATGTTCCGGCGGTCATCAAGAAAGGCTGGAACGACGACAAGCGCAAGATCGAACTGGTGCGGCGCAATATGCTGCGCGGTAACGTCAACAGCGAGAAATTCACCAAACTGTTCGGCGAGCTGCGCGCCAAGGGTTATGACGACTCCGTCCTCAAGCTTCAGATGGGCTTCACCAAGGAAGACGCCTTCAAGAAGCTGTACAAGGCCGTGTCGGACAACCTGCCGCCATCGGCCAAGAAGAAGCTTGACGAAGCCAAGGAAGACATCAAGTCCGTGGACGGTCTTTCCTCTGCGCTCAATGCTATTTTCAAGGAGCACGGCTCCGATCTCGACCACGGGTTCATCGTGTTCCAGTTCGGCGGTAAGGAGCACCATTTCATCGAGTGCGACAAGGGTCTTTCGGGGATGATGAAGAACCTCGAAAAGGAAGCTCGGGAAAAGGGCTTGTCTTTGACGGAGATTTTCAAGACAATGATCACCACGACGAACCTTTCGTCGTTCAAACCCTCCCCGCAAGTCGCCGCACGCAAAGAGGCTAGAAAGTAGCTATGGTCTCGCTCTCTAAGCGCAAACTCCTGCTCAAGCCGGAGTACGCCGCGCCGAAAACTCAGAAGGAAATTCAGGAGAAGTACCACGTCAATCTTGTCCTGAATAACCCGAGGTTTAGGCAGATCGTAAGCAGCTTGCTGGAAGGTACGACGGCCACCGAAGTGGCGCGGTACTTTGCGCTGCAAGGTTGGCTCTCCGTCAACGAGCGTACCTTTGTCGAGGCCCTCCGCACCTTCCGGCGCGCGCACCCCGAATTGATCGCCAACCCGGACGATCAGTCGATCAATTCGCTTGTGCCTATGGCGCAGCCGAGGATCGACGAAGAGGCGGCATTGGAGCAGTTGCTGCGTGTGCAGCAACGTCGCCTAAACATCGACGTGCGGAGCGAGATCAGCATCGGCAAGCTGTTCAACACGACGCCACGAGAGATCGAGGCCACGCGCCGGGTCGCGGAGACGCTCGCAAAGCTGCGCGGCAAGATCAAGGACGGGTCTTCTGGCGGTGCCGAACCGACCTCGCAGGACGTGCTTGAGGACCTCTCGAAAATCCGCAAGGACGAGGTCACGCGCAATCGACTGCATGCGCTTGTCGGCGAGATCACCAAAAAGGGTAAGTGAACGTGGCCATTATCGTTCGCGACAGCATTCAACCTCGCCGCAAGTTGCTGGTCCTCCCTAAGCCGGGATTGCAGGTACCTGCAAAGCCGCAACTCATGGTCAAGCACCTCAAGATGCCGGGGCGCAAGGCGAGCCTCGCGGACGAGGATACGTCGCTCGATGAGCGCACGGAAATGATCGTTGATCAAATCCTCGACGAGCTGAACTACCTTGAGGACGAGGACACCAAGGAACTCTGGCAGGACGGCGTGTCCACCTTCCGTCGTTCCGGCAACATCGACGAGCTGATCGAACTCACCAAGTGGCGCCGTAAGGTCGTGCCGATTGACGAGTTTATGTTCGGCAAGGCGTATCTCGCGCTCAACGAAGGCGAGATTTACCCCGGCGTCATCGAGGCCTGCACCGAGATCGATACGGACAAGTACACGCAGGCCGTGCTGAAAGGCGCGCTCGGCGGCGGCAAGTCCACGACCGGCAATATCATGATGGCGCGGGGCGTGTACAAGCTATCCTGCATGCGCCACCCGCAGTCGTCGTTTGGTATCGCCTCGCGCACGGCTCTCGTGTTCACCATCCAGTCGATCCGGCTCGCAACAGCCAAGAAGGCCGTGTTTGAGGAATTCGGCAAGTTCCTCAAGAACAGCCCTTATTTCAAGAACGTATTCCCGTTCAATCCGCTCGTGACCTCGCAGATGGTCTTCCCTGAGCAGAACATCACCATCATGCCGGTCGCGTCGTCGTCCACGGGCGCCATCTCGATGAACGTCATCGGTGGCATTCTCGACGAAATGAACTTCATGCAGAAGATCAAGAAATCCAATTCGTCCAATGCGGACGATCAGGGCTCCTTCGATCAGGCCAAGCTCGTTTACGAAGCCATCACCCGTCGTCGCAAGTCGCGGTTCCAATCGCACGGCAAACTGCCGGGCACCCTGTTCCTGATTTCGTCGTCCCGGTTCCCCGATGACTTCACCGAACTGAAGGCGGCCGAAGCGGAAATGTGCGGCGGTCACGATCCGCAAATCTACGTCATGTCCAAGTCGGTGTGGGAGTCCAAGGGCCGGGAACACTTCCCACCCGGAGATTTCCGTGTGCAGGTCGGCAATACCTCGATCCGCTCGCGTGTGCTCGGCACGATGCCGGACGGCACCGAGGAGCCGGCAGACGAAGGCTGTCAGGTCATCCTAGTGCCCGTCAGTTTCTATGACGACTTCCTCAAGAACACCGACGACTGCTTGCGTGACTTCGCGGGCATCACTACGCTGTCCACGCGTCCATTCATCACGCGCCGCGTCATGATCCATCGAGCGATGACAAACGCGGCGGAAGCCGGCCACCAGCACCCGTTCGCTTACGAGCAGTACCATCTGGACGGAAACCTGCCTCTCCCGCAGATGTCCAAATTGCAGACGAACGTGCGGATGTTCCGTGCTGTGCATATCGACCTTGGCCTCAAGCGGGACGCCTGCGGTATCGCCTGCGGGTACATCAATGGGCAGAAGTTCATCGAGCGTGTCGACTCAGACGGCCGCAGGTCGAGCGAGCTTATGCCGCAGATCGCTATCGATTTCGCTCTGCGCATCGTGCCCCCGCCCAATGGTGAGATCGAGTTTTCTCGCGTGCGTGAATTGCTCGTGATGCTGCGCAACAAGGGACTGCCCATCGAATACGTCACGATGGACGGGTTCCAGTCCGCAGACAGCAAGCAAATCCTGCGGGCGCTCGGCTTCAAGGTCGATTACCTGTCGGTAAGCAAGAACGCCGAACCGTACAGGTCGCTGCGCGACGCCCTGTATGACGAACGCATCACCATCCCGCAGAATGACTTCCTTGCGAACGAACTTGCCGGTCTGGAATACGTTGTGCAGAACAACGGGCCGGACAAGGTCGATCACCGGAGCAATGGGACGAACGACGTGTCCGATGCGGTCTGCGGCGTCGCCTCGTTCCTGCTGACCCGCAAGGTCGGTTGGAGCCCGATCATGCAGCGGGCGACTAAGGCCCCCCAGATCGGCCACAATGGCGGGCCGGAAATGGACGACGACAAGCCGGAAGGGGACGGGATCGTCAAGCAGACGGCGCCCCTCCGCAAGGTCGTTTTCCGCAAATCGGTAACGCGTAAGTCGGCGTATCGCCGCTAATATCTCGTTGACAAAAAATCTCGAATAGCTATACTAAGCGGGTCTCCTTTTGCAGGTGCCTGCACAATGCCTAGCCGTCTCAAGATACTGCCGAAACCCAGAACACGCAGCCCGGAACCGACCGAGCTGCAATTCTGTTTGAGCCCGTTTCTTGACGGGTCGCCGAACGAATTATGGGAAGAGGGGGCGTACCTCTTCCACTGCTGGATGCTCGACCGTTTCAATGTCGGGGCCGAGTACGGATGCTTCGAAGTTGCCGAAGCGCTCGCGGTGCATCGTATCGTCTCGGATGAGTGGCTCAGCGGGCTTGTGCGTTCCGGGCGGCTTGTCGAAACACGCAGGGGTATAGGGCCTGCACATGAACCGACCTACGAGGCCTACGGCTTCCGCATGAGCCCGCTCAAGCCCGGTGAGGCGCGGGTCACGGTCGATATCGATTTCGGGGACACACGAGACTACGATCCGTGGACCAACCGCCAGCACGATATGATCGACGGTGCGAGGCAGTGTGATCTCTATGTCGACAACTACTATGAAGTCCTTAACAACGAGTATTACATCTTCCGCCGCAAGCCGCTCGTGCTCGTGGCCGGCTATGAATTCGTCCCGGTGATGCTGAAGGACCATCCGAGATATGCGAATACTCCCGAAGCCCAAGCCGTTAGGTCAGGCGACCCCCCGCCGATTGGTTGGCGTGATCGCGTCGCCACTGCCGCCCGTGGTGACAGAACCTTCCGCAGAAAAAGAACTGGTTAGGAAGCCGCTGCTCCCACGTCCTCTGCCGAAACCCAAGATCAAGGCCCCACTCTCCAAGCGCGATGACGTTGACGTTTTCGTCAAGTTTTTCGACCAGAGCGAGGCGCTGATCCGGTTCTGCAAAAGCAAGAACGCGACAGCGGACGCCAAGGCGATATACGGGGCCACGATCAATCTTGGTCACGAACATTTCCTGCGCGCCGTCACGAGGAACGCCCGCGATATCGAGTCGGGTAAAACCCCAATCGCATCGCGGGGGTGGTATGTGCTTCTCGACTGCTATTGCATTGGCGCCGAGCTATACTACGAGCACGATAAATCGCTCGTCAGTGACGCCACGTTCGATGCGATAGGGCGGGAGCTGTGCAAGCGATACGACGACGAAGTCAAGCGAGGGCTCAATACGTTGCGCTATCCCGAAGGGGCCTTTGAACCGGCCTCGGCTCATGCGGTGTATCGCGACGGGTTTCACAAAGCGTTAGCAGCAAGGATAGCCTATGTCCTCTCAACCGGACCAACCCTCGCGCCTCCAAAGCCGAGACTTACGATCCAACGAGGAATTAAAAGCCGATGGGCTTAACGACGAGGAGATCGTGCGGTTTCGCGCGGCCGAGCAGGGGTACTACCTTCTGCTGGTAGAACTCGACGATGCGGAGAGCCGCAAGGACTACGACAAAATCGTCGAGATCGAAGAGAAGCTGCCGCCCATCGAATTCCGGCTGGTGTTCCAGGGGAAGCACCCTCGTGACGTACCGGTGCAGGCTTTGCGTGCGCTTATCAAGGACTCGGCTGCGCTCAAGGATGACGTAACCAACCGCAGGTATCACGAGAAGATCAGCAACCCGGCTTCCGGTGTGCGGGCCTTCTGCATCGCCTGCATGGGGGGCTCGCCGGGCGAGGTGCGACATTGTCCATCGACCAACTGCCCGTTGTGGGCGTTCCGACTCGGCAAGAACCCCTATTTCGGCAAGGTACTGCCGCCAGTCGAAGAGATCGAGGTCGAGGACGACGATCTTGTCGAGGTCGATGAGTCTTCGGACGGCGCGGACGCGGAGGACTAGACATGGCAATCGTAAGAAGGGTCATCCCTGCCGGACACGAATTGCAGGTACCTGCAAAAACCGTCAGGGTCTTCGTCCCGAACCCTGACTCGGTCATGACGCATTTGCGCAGTGACGCGGTCAAGCGCCGCGCGGGCGTCGTGCTCTACCAGTCAGCCAGCCCGAGCGACACGCCGTTCGATGATCTCGTGACCATGGCTCGCACCATGAACGACGAGACCACGCTCGAACGCGCATACCGCAATCGCATCAAGGGTAGGCTGTCGGCCATTCGCGCTTGGTGCGTGCTTAGTCAGGGAAGCGCCAAACGGGTGCGCTCCTGCGAGAACGTCACCTGTCCGCTGTACCCGTTCCGCATGGGGACAAATCCATTCCGTAGGAGGAAATAATGGGCGAACAAAAACGTAAGCGAGCCAAGGACGCCACGCCGGAAGAGAACCTGCCGGGCTCGATACAGCCGCTTCAGACCAAGATCGGCAATGCCATGCCGGGCATCATGGAGCTTCTCGAAAGCCTGCTCGGCGGCTGCGGTATCACGTTGTTCGTTACCGAGGAGGGGCGGTTCAACTACGTCAGCAATCAGGATCGCGCCGATATGGTCGCGATGCTCACCGCCTTTGTGGCCAAGAACGCCGATCTGGCCAAGCAGGAGGAATTCGCCAAGATGCCCATCAAGGGCGGAACGCAATAGGGGCCGACATGCTCAACGAGAAACAACTCGCCGAAGCCGTAACGAACAGCTACAAGAACTTTCACACGAAGGGGCTCGACTACATCTGTCTTTCCCGGTCGCTGACCCTCACGAGGAAGGTCTACTTCTTCGACGGAGACGTGTCGAAGCTGCCGGAGGTCGTCAACCCGCATGATCATCGCTACGACTTCCGCACGACCGTGTTGCGCGGCCACATGAGTAATTCACACTATCTGCCGGTAGTCGACGGCGGCGACATGTACAACATGTTCGAGTGGCGCACGCCCTTGAACGGCGGCGACGGGTTCACATTCCGACAAGAAATGCGGCTGAATGAAATTCAGCGCACTCTGTACGGGGACTCGCACCGTCAGATGGACTACTACATGCAGGCCCACGAATTCCACACGATCCGCATGCACTCGGATCAGTGCGTGCTCCTGCTCGAACAATTTTCCGATGTCGTACCGCTCGACAAACCCACGCTGACCTTCATGAAGGAGAAGCAGCCGCCGTCCCTCGACGGACTGTACGAGCGGTTTACCGAGGACGAGATATTGAAACGTCTCGACACCATCAAACACCTCCTATGGGAGCAAGGCCGTGGTGGTAGGATTTGACCCGAAAAGCCTCCAATCGGAGGAGGTGCAGCGTACCGTCGAGGCACAGGAACGCCGGGAATTCTGGTGTATCGTCGCGCTGATGAGCCCCAATTCCGTACCGATCCTGATGATGTCCGAAGACTGTTCTCGCTGCGAGCTTCTGCCGGAGACGGATTGGCTGGACTGCGGAGGGGATCGGGTCTGGATGCGGAAATACCAGCCCGGCGTCTACCGTCTTAAGCTGCGCCCGTGGTCACACGGTCCCGACATCGGGGGCGAGTATAGCGGGGGAGTTGACGCCGCGTCCGTTACGCAGTTGTATTTGTTCAAACCGGAGGACTTGTCTTGAGCCACACCAACGCAGAAGCAGCAGCCCTGAATAGCGACCAGCGCGCTATCGTGAAGGCCTTGACCGGTAGCACAGCGTGGTGCAACTGGGAAGCGATCCCCGGCGAGACCACGTACCTGCGCGACGACATCACCACGCTGATGCAGCGCTGCATTCTCGACAGCACCCGGCGTCTCGGCACCACCTATGTTCGTTTGTCGCACTACGGCAGAGCGGTCGAGACGGAGCTGCGCAAGATCGAAGCGGAGGGAGCATGACAATATATGTCGATGAGCCGATCTTCGAATTCCGGGGGCAGAAATACTGCCATCTCTGGACAGACGGCGAGCTATTCGAACTCCATTCCTTCATCCAGCGTATCGGGATGGACATGAAATGGTTCCAGTCGAAACACCAAGACGGCATCTCGTGGGACCATTACGACTGCGGCCCGAAGTTTCGCGAGAGGGCTGTCAAAGCTGGGGCCGTTGAAGTGGATCGCTTCGCAGCAGCCGAGCATCGTCTGAAGAAAGTCGGCTACTGGACTAAGGAAGACGCCAAGCGTTTCGCAAACATGCGCGCTCGGCGCCAGTCGAAGTTGACGGCATAACTTCAAAAACATATTATGTCCCTGACTTTCCAGACCGTCAGGGATCACCATGGCCATCAAACGCCGCACGTCCAATCAGGCAGAGACCGTAGAACGTGGCGCGCGGCGTGTGGGGCGCGCATCCGGTGTGCGCCTTGTGGAGAAGGACCTCGGCCCTTCCCACAACACCCCTTTCATCGATATGCTGCAAAAAGCCGCTCTCGTCGTAAGCGAGGCGGCTGCTGACAGTTTCGCGTCGACCTATGACGGCGACAGCTCGCAGACTGCCGGGGCGCTGCAAGTCATCCCCCCGATGTACAACTTCCACGTCCTCGCGTATCTGGTGCAGCGGTCGAATATCCTGCGCCAGTGCATCGAGAGTTACGTGATCAACATCGAGAGCTACGGGCACACTCTCGAATACGTCGGCAAGGAAGGGCATGAGAACGGCGAAGAGCAGCAGGCCGAGCTGCGGATGCTTCAGGCCTTCCTCTCGTCGTGCAGCGCCACCAAGTCGCTACGCGAAATCAGGGAGCACTCCCGCTGGGATTTCGAGACCACCGGAAACCGGGCTTTCGAGGTCATTCGCGAGCGGCAGGGCCGGGTGGCATTTTTCGAGCACATTGCCTCCGCTACGATCCGCATGACGGCCCGCGACAAGGAAGCGACCCCCGTCGTGATCGAGGTGCCGAACCCGGCCGCCCCGGACGAGCTTGTCCGCAAGAAAGCCAGCCGACATTTTTGCAGGTACCTGCAAATCAGCAACGGCGGCATGAAGCGGACCTATTTCAAGGAATTCGGCGACCCCCGCCCGATCCTCGCCAGCACCGGCAAGGTTGTCGGCCCGGACGACGAGTACGAGGAAGACGATCTCGCCAACGAAATCCTCTGGATCAGCCAGTACACTCCGGGTCACGCCTACGGCCTGCCGCGATGGATCGGCCAAATCCCTTCGATCCTCGGCTCTCGCGAGAGTGAGATGGTCAACCTGAACTTCTTTCAGGAGAACGCCATCCCCGCCATGGCCGTCCTGATCTCGGGCGGCGCGCTGACGCAAGACAGCTTCGATGTCATCGCGGACTACATCAATGCGATGAAGGGCAAGAAGGCGATGAACCGCATTCTCGTCCTTGAGGCCAGCGCCGACGATACGGCCGGGTCCGTTGACGGGTCCAGCCCCGCCCCCAAGATCGACATGAAGCCCATGGTTTCGGAGCGCCAGCAGGATGGGTTGTTTCAGGACTACGACCAGAAGAACCAAGCCAAGGTTCGTTCGTCTTTTCGCCTTCCTCCGATATACACTGGTCGCGCCGAGGACTATACGAGGGCGTCTGCGTACGCCTCGATGCTGACGGCCGAGAACCAGATTTTCGCGCCGGAGCGAATGTCTTTCGACGACATCATGAATAACAAGATACTTCGGACATACCAGCCGAAGTATTGGCGTTTCAAGTCGCTCGGCGCCCCGCTCGTCGAGCCCGAGAGCTTGACGAAGATGCTGAACGTCTTCGAGAAGTCTGGCGGCATGACTCCAAACATCGTCATCAAGCTCGCCAACAAGATGCTCGGCGTCGACATCAAGCCCGTGCTCGAAAGCTGGGGCGATTATCCGTTCTCGGTCGTGATGGAGTACGTCAATCAGGGTCGAACCATCAAGGGTATGGAAGAATTTCTCGGGGCTATTGATAACGCGGCGGGAAACAGCGATAATGGCGATGTCGTCGACGACCCCGAAGATGAAGATGCCGGGGAGTCCGATGGCAACGTGGTACCGCTCGCAGCCCGAAGGGTTATGCGGAAGGAACTCAGGAACATCGCCGACGATCTGAAAGAAACCCTGA